TAGTCTTTCCGAAGCCATTTGCCATAGCATAGCTGTCAAGAGCCGTCTGGGTCATAACAATGCCCAGGTCTTTCAGGCTTTCTGTTTCACCAGTGAATACAGACTTTAACTTCGTGTATGCCTCATCCTGACTGATGTTGTAGAAAGATGCCACATCTCCGGCAAGACCAGTAAGAGTTGTGGACATGTCATATGCAGCTTTCTCACTGAAGCCAAATGCCTTTGCCATAGCTCCAAAAGTACCGGTAAACCGCTTTGCCATGGTCTCAGACAATCCAAACTGAATGGCTGCATTCTGGGCAAACTTATCTACCTGTTTGCTCATCTGGGAAAATGTAACATCAACTACGTTCTGGACTTCTGCCAGATCAGAGCCTAATTCTATACAGGACTTTCCAAAGTCAAATACTTTTTTGACTGCAAAAGCTCCTGCCAGCATAGCTCCCAGCTTTTTCAGCGTACCGCCTAGGCCTTGAACCTGCACAGCGGCAACTTTTGACTGCCGTCCTATGTTACTGACTCCCTTACTGGCAGTCTTGGAAGACTCTTCTCCCTCATGCCCCATCTCTGAGAAAGCCCGTACTAATTTTTTACTGATCAGTTCAGCTGCTACCTGGGTTACTTCTTCAATCTGCTGTAAATCCAGTGCTACTTCAAACCTGAGCTGTGCATCCGCTGCCATATATATCACCTGCCCTTTTCGTTAAGACAGGCACATCGGCACAGCGTCTTAGATCTTTAACTCAAATATTTTCCTGCATTCCTTATTTTTGCATTTAAAAAAGATGCCCTTGCATTTGGCATCTTCTGACTTCATGGCATTGACCGGATACCCGCAATACGGACACCGGACTTTTTCATGCTTTACTTTTTCAATTTCAACCACCTCCGCATAATGCAGCGAACATCCTTTCCAGACCTTCCATTTCCCTGTCATAAGCCTCCGGAGTCATCTGCTCCATCTGATGTTTACGCCAGCTGTCATAGATCCTTTGCTGATCAATGGTAAAATGTTTGATCACATTATCATCTGTTTCAGAACGTATCGCTACCACCCGGCCCAGGGGAGTTTCCGGTCCAAGTCCGGCCAGCAGGGAACGGAACTCATCCCAGCTGACCGTTTCAAACTCTTTCGTCCTTATACGCAACCCGTACTGCGTCATGAAACTGGAAATGATCAGGTCCCAGTCTTCAAACAGGTCGTAG